GCGCTCCATCACATATTGATTCTCTTGCTGCGCTGGCGTCAGGTCGTCCCATGCACTTTGCAGCATGGCAAGCTCACCGGCCAGTCCATCTCCAGACAACTCCGAGCGAAGCTCCTCGGTCTTCTCAATCAACTCCTGCTGCGCTTCTTCCTGTGCGGCTAGTGCCTCTGCAACCCTTAGTGACTCAAGCCGTACCTGTTCTGCCGCCGCTGTTTCCTCGGCCAACTTTTGTGCCGCCTTTCCTGCGGCTTCCTGTTGCTTTTCAAACCACTCAACGATTCTCTGTAACTCTGGCGTGAGTTGCTGGTTCGCATTCCGCAACTCAATCGCCCGTTCCGCAATACTCCGCATTTCGTCTTCACTCAACGCCCCAGCCACACCGGACAGATTTGCCATTGCCGTTTGCAAATCTTCAACCGTGCCAGTGAGACCGTTCTCGCTCAACGCCTTACGCAACTCATCGGCACTCGGCGTCATATCCTCGATCTCATCACCGAGCGCATTCGCAGCAATCGCCGCCTTGACCTCCTCCTCGGTCAAAAACCCAAGCATTCCCTTGAGTCGAATAAACGCATTCTTCAACCCAAGCACTTCGGCAATCTTGTCTCGAAACTTCCAGATCGCCATCGCCGCAGCAATCGCCGCAATAATAACCAGTCCAACACCAGTCGCTGCCCACAGTGACAGGAACGCCGCCGATAGCAAACCAGTTGCCACTGTCGCTCCGCCCTCTGCAACCGTCGTCAATCCAAGCATCCCCACAAACTTAACTAAGATGGCCTTCATTCCGCCATGCGTCAGCTTTAATGCCTTGACCGCTGTGTTGTATAACCACGTTGCCGCTGTGGTCAGTCCAATCTTCGATGCAAACCCAGCCATCGCCGTAACCGCCAACCCCAGTTGCCCGACCATCAGAATCAGGACAGGGGTGAGCGCAACAAGCGCGGCCACCATCAACTTCGCCTTCTGCTCCGCTGGCGTCAACTGGACGAACCAATCCACCAACTTCTTCACCGCTGGCACAACCTTCTCGTTGACAACTGCCAGCAGGTCTTGGAATGACGGAGCCAACTTGTCGCCAATCTGCTGCGCCGTGACTACGAACTGCTGCTTCAGTCTTTCCCAGGCAAACCCAGCCGCATTGATGCCATTCTGCTGCTCGTTTAACGCCTCGCTGAGTGTGCCGGTGCTGCCCTCCATCGCGTCGAGGTTGCTCGTAAACTTCTCGGCCTGAACGCCAGCAATACCAGCGATGAAATCCCAGGATTCCGTTGACTCAAACAACTTCGCCATCTCGCCAACATTTCCGCCAGTCGTTCCTGCCAATGCGGTCAGTGTTCCCTGGAATCCAAGACTCGCAATCGCCGCCTCTCCCGTCTCAAATCCAATCGAGTTCAATGCTCCAACCATCTCTTCGGACGGCTTCTTCAGCCCAACCAATGCCCCACGGAATTGCGTCGAAACTACTGCCGCCCCACCAGTTACACCAGTCATCGTAGCGAACACCGCATTCAGTTCCTGCTGCGTGATGTTCAACCCAGACGAGCTTACGGCTACCTTGCCGATAGCATCGGCTAATTCTGGAAAGCTCGTCTGTCCTAATTTGACCGTCGTGAACGCTAAGTCGGCGGCTTGCCTGACACCTTCCGCTGTCGTGGTTCCGTAGGCTTTCGTAACAGCGCTGGTCAGAGCAATGGCGTCAGAGGTTGTCGCCATCCCAGCCGCAGCCGCCTCAACATTGGTCTTGAGAATCGACGCGGTGTCTGCACCATCCCCGAACGCCGATACAACCTGATACAGCCCCTCTGAAATATCGGTCGTGCTTTTTCCGGTCGCAATTGCCATATCCTGAACGGCAACCTTTAGCTCTTCAACCCGAGACACGTTCCCAGGAATCAGGGTTGCGACGTTTGCCATAGACTCATTCAGATCGGTCGAGAACTTCAGCGCAGCCGTCGCCGCACCGAGCATCGGCAAGGTAATGCCAGCCGTCAGCTTCGCACCGGTATTACGAACTTGCTTGCTCGCCGCACCGATCTGCTGGCTGGCGCTCTGGGCATTCTTCACCGCCTTCGCCATGCCAGCACTGAACTGGTCGCGTAGTCGAAAGACCGCCTCTATGGTTCCAGCCGTAACCGCCATGACGTTTACTCTCCCTTGACGATTGCCACTTCGTTCTTGATGACCTCTTCAATCATCGGCACATCGTCCAAGTTGTCTCCCTTCTTCATGTTGTCGAATCGGTGCTTGGCTGCTGCATACACCCGCATCTTTAGAATCTCAAAGACCATCCTCCTGTAGTCCTTGTCCAGTTCCCGAATCGCCTCACTCGGCAAACAATGAAACTCCTCACATATCCTTGAAACGATCCAGCTTTCCGGTGGACTTGCGCCCTCCATTCCGTTCAGCGAACGGTGAAGAGCGATCAATCGTTTTTTGACTCGTCCTCTGTCGGAGGCTTGTTCCGTTCGTACACTTCACGCGCTAGCCAGTCGGCAGTCTTGGAATCCAAGTCCCGAATCTTGTCCAACGTCACCTTGCCTTCGTAGCTCCACGCCACGACAGATTTCCTGATCAGCGTTTCCGGATCGTAGGCTTCATATCCCGTTCGTCCCTTGGGCTTCTCCTCGTCTTTGTCTTCCTTGGGTTTCGCAGACCGCATGATGGCTTCAAACACATCTCCTCCCATGCGCTTCACCTGACCAACGTCACGCTCCTGCTTGGCATCAACCGCCTCGTCCATCGCTGTCCACGACAATTGGCGCAACTCAACCCACTCGCCATCCTCATGCGGAATGTCTACCTTCTCCACTATCTTGCTAACAAGCACTGCCCCTCCTTATCCTGGGTTATCAAACGTCTTGAATACCTTGTCGAACTCTTCAGCGATTTCGTCTCGCATCTTCTTCGCGTCTTCGTTCACGACTGATGTGAGAAACTTCGCCTGCCCCCGTTTCGTATAGCTCCGCTTTACTCCCGGTGAAGGGTAGTATACGCCCTCGCCACTATGGCTCATCGACATGTCCTCATGCACAACAACCGCATATCCCATCGCTGCGCCACCAGCCGCCCAGCGAACCTCTGCGCCCTTCCTCGTCACCTTTGGTTTCGTGACATGGATACTCGCACGCAGATCACCGGTCATCACCGGAGTCCGCTGCTTCATCTTGGTCGCCCGTGGTTGTGCGATGGTGTTGAGGATTGAGGCCGACCGCTTGTCTACGACCTCACCAATGGCGCGGAGATTTGTTAGGAGGTTCTTCTTGCCTGTTCCGAAATCGACTTCTATTCCGTCTTTTCCAGAAGGCATGGGTTTTCATTGCTCATGTCCGAAATAACACACCAGGGTGGAGGAGGAGCCATTACGACCCGCCAGTGTCGCAACAGCCCTCCCCAAAACACCAACAGACTAGGCTTCGGTGGCTGCGCCACTTGGCCGGAAGGTCGCACGAACAATGTGCAAACTTTCCTTATCCAACACACGCTCGTAGTCCACAATCCAACCCTCAGTCGTTGTGGTCTTTGATGCTCCATACGTCACGACCATCGTCTTCTGCTGGTCGGCTGGCCCTTGAGCCACATCACCAAGCACAGCATCAGTCGTGTTGGCCGTATCGTCATACCAGGCTTCGATGGTGATATCATCCGTCGACCGCATACCCGTCGCCAGATGCTCTTTCCACGAATCACCGAATCCAGTAGACTCCACCATTCCAGCGTTAATCTTGATGCCGCCAAGAGAGATGATGTATTGCGACAAATCCCTCGCCGTCCCGCCAGAATCGTCAATCGTTACCGTTACACTACTTGGTCCGTATTTAGCCACAACATCCCCCCATGCCTAATGATGAATTACCCTCTAGCGACAGCGACCGTATAAGTAAAACTCGGACTCGACCCTCCAACCGTGGCAGCAACACGTAGATACCTATTCACCGTCCCACTGGCCGTCTTTCGTTCTGCTCCAATAGCCGTGGCCTGTGTAAACGTCGCCAATGTCGTAAAGGTTGAATCGTCCGCACTATGTTGCACCACAATATCGAGCGTCGGACTTGACCCACTGGCCGCAGTCACCTGCAAATACAGACCTGCGCCACTCGCAGAACTGGCCGAGTTATCCAACGAGGCTGAATTGCCAGTTGCCGTCCGAGCCGCAAGAGCCTCCAGAATCTTGCCGTCCTCAATTTCTCCAGACGCCGTATATGTGACGTTCAGCTTATGCAAGCCTTCCTTCTCAACAACCCTCGTAACATCTGCGCCGAATGCCCCAGCGAACCCAGTCGCCTTGCTGCCAGCCGTGCTTCCGGCAGGAGCTAACGTGACCACTTGGCTCGTAGTCTCTTTACCCACAAACGCATCAACGGAACTATTCGTCGCGTCATCAAACCATCCACTCTGCGACAACTCAGCAGACAGCACCCCCATCGGCGTCTGCTCTTTCCATGAATCTCCTAGCGCCGTCGTCTCTTCAGTACTGGTCAGTGTTTTATAGGTAACATTCGTCATCACGCCAGCAAGTGAACGGCCACCAACGAGAAAATATCCGACTGAGCTTGGCCCATACTTCGCCATTTACATCACCCCTATTTTTTGCGAGTCGCTGGACGCTTGGGCTTAGGAGAACTCCACGCCATCTCATCTTCCTCTTTAGACGCACCGACCTCCACAACCGACCCTTGTTTCAATAGCACCTTTAACGAAGACGGCGGGACGTCATCGCAGAACCCTCCCGCCTTCACTTTTTTCGTTTTTAGCTTTGCTCGTTGCGCCTCAGTCAACTTCGACATTCCACCAGCACTCTTAATGGCGGCTTGGCTTTTCGCATCAGGATACTCCAGCCCCACTACCGCCTTTAACCGCTTCATGTCGCCTCTCTCTCTGCACCACACGCTTTACACAACACGATGGCTTTGCCCCCGAATCCTTCATGCGTCAATTGCTTTTCCTTCCCCGCTCCGCACTTTGGGCAATTACTCACGATGGCTCCTTGATGATCTGGGCGTTCAGTGCATAGACCGCTCGGCCAGTCTGATCCACCTGAAGCAAGAATGGGCTTGTCGGCTCAACCGTTTCGTAGAATGTGCTACTCAGCGTTTCCGCATCCACCTCACCAAGTGCATCGAATGCAGCCTGACAATTTGCCCTTGCCGTATCGTAGCTCGCGGCACGAGACAAGAATTGAATGCCTGGAAACTCCCTACCGATCCCAGCCAATCCGAACTCTTTTTCTCCAGCCGGACCGCCTGTCATCACCACAGCCATTGCCGTGTCGGGAGTTGCTTCCGGTAACGCATCCTCAAACAGATCGGTGCCGACAGCCGTCGCCACACTCTTCGCCACCAGATACGCCGTCACTTCAGCCATCGTCGCCATTATCCAAAATACAACGTCGTCAAATACGGGACATCGGCAGAATCCACCATCGCATCTGCCCGAATCGTTGGGCGAACCACACTCCCCGGCAACGTAATCTTATCCCTCGTATCGAATACCGTTTTCCCAAGCACTACTAGCTGAGAGGATGACGTTGTTTCATTGCCACGAGAATCCAACACCCTCGTCGGAACCTCATGCAACAACCCAGTCATTGACACCGCCGTGCCGTAAGTCGGCTTCCCATTCCTATCAAGCGTCCCTGATATCGGCGACCTCGTAAACGTCACCTGTAACCCACCGTCATTCGTCACACCATGAGCCACAGCCACCGCATCATGAATCGCGCTCGCGATGCTCATGTTCTTACCAATTCAGCCATCCTCTTAATCCGATGGCGAATGCTGTAAATCCAACTCGGTTCCAGCAAAAAATATACTGCATCAGGAACCACCTTCGGCCCCTTCGTCCCACTAAACGTCAAATTGACTGGCCCAGCTTTTAGCCCAAGAATGCCCTTGGTCGAAATCGCATCATCAGCCATTCGATTCTCAGCAATCACCTGACGAGCGAACTCAGCCGTCGCATCTTTCAGGTCAGTCGGAATGGAATCACTGTCCATTGAGTTCCCGTTCCGATCCCACATCCCCGTTCTCGGCCAGTTTAAGACCTGCACCGTATCAGACGGCGCACCAGTCCAGTCGACATGCTCATCTAAGAGCCGAGTTGCCATTAGCAAAGACTGGTCTTTCTCGTCATTACTTGCCCCAGACCATGTAGTAGAAGACTGCGGGTGATTGTCATCATATTGCGTAGCCTCTGCCCGAGTGCAGTAGGTGTTTGCGTTTGACGCACCCGCTGTTGCTACCAAGGTCGAGACAGCCATTTACCCATTCCTATCAAATCGAACTTTATTCTCTGGGCGCACGTTCACCTTGGGCCTCTTCACCTTTGGCACTGACCTCTTCTCACCGGCCTTCGTATGAAGGCTGGCATCAAACTCTGACGCATTGATCACTATCGTATTGCCCTGCTTATCTGTCACGGTCATCGTGTCAACGAGTCCCATAAAAACCAGCCCTTCCGAATCGTGAGGGCCACAGCCACCCCTAGCCGAGCAACTGCAGCCCTACACAATCCTCTGCCTCGGTCCTATCCAGCAATCCTCGCAGCCAACTCACGACGAACCAACGCAGCCCCATACAAAATATCGTATGAGTATCGGGTTTGCTTATGCTGGCGAGTGACCTCAAGCCTGAGTGTTAGCCCCGAATCAGGATCGAATGCGGTTTCCACAATCGAACCCAACGAACGGGCCTCATCACTAGCAGCCAGTGGTCGAGTCGCAAACGCAAAAGCGTCACGATGGAATGCAAGGTTGACCACATGAGTCGCCTTGAAAGTTAACGCCGCATTATCAGCCCAGGCCACTTTCGCATACGGGAACATTGTGATCACTGTAGCCGTACTAGAGGCGACCGTATAGGTCTGTGTATCACCAGCAACCGTGAAAACATCACCAGCCGCAGGAGCAGTACCGCCGCCGTCCCAGGTCAGCGTCTTATCTCCAACAGATACCGACGCATCATTCACAAGGATTGTGCCTGTTCCGGTGTTGGTATGCGTTGGAACATTCTGGCTCATTGCCCACATGCTACCGAGCTTGCGGCCAATCTGACCATTAGCAATAACGCCATCCCCTCCACCATAGCTCGCATCCTGAAAGGCGCGAAGGTTGATCGCATTAGCCTCTGCATCTGGATCAATAACGACATACCGTGGCTCCATTGGAGCATTCTGAGTTGCAAGAGCCTTCCTTGCGTCAGTGAATGCAGTTAGCGCAGATGCGAATGGCGTCGTGCCAGCAGTTCCAGCATACCCATAGACTCCGGTATACTTGCCCCAGATGTAACTATCGACATTATTCGCCAGTGCCTTAACAGCCTCTGACGCTTGCATCGGAATGGTGCCATCCATCACTTCCATCCGTTCCTTGTCGGTCAGATAGAATGGCGCTTCGTACCACTGATCAAGCGCAATGCTGACAGAGGTTGGTGCACTATCAGAATTTGCCGGTGGGGTAATTGCAGGGCTTACCGCAGACGCAGTAATTGAAGATGGAATCGGCACATCAATGGTCGACCCCTTCTCACCCGCCATCGAGTCGTAGCCACGGTTGACCACTCTCGGCATTACAACCTGCTCGCGCAAAGCCAAAAGACCCTGAGCCAGCAACTTTGGTACAACTTCAGTCCATGTATTAGCCACGGTGTCTCTCCTCCAAAGAAAAACGATTATTAACAGCGCTTCCACCGGAAGCATGAGCGACACCGTCGCCCTAATATTTACTTGTCCGCTTTACATTCTTTGCTTTTGCGCCTCTTTTCTGAGCATGAATCGCTCGCTCCGCTGCTTGACATTGCGCCAACGTCTTAAAGTGACACCCACCACGCTGGCCGTATTTCCATCTCCCATTAGAACACTTTACGCACGGCATTACGACCTATTTGCAGCCCTCGTAACCGTAACCTTCCCCTTCGCAATGTTCTCAAGGTTCCTCGAAAACTGCTCCAGGCTCGGGTCTTTCAATTCACCCGCTTCCATTCTCACGCCAGGGCCGATGCTATCTTGGTCGCCAGT